CCTTGGCGGTCTGCTCTTCCTGGCTGCGGATCTGTTTGTCGATAGCCTCAATGCGTTTGGTCAACGCCTCTTTGCGCTTCGCTTCCTTCTCGTCCTCCGCTGCCATGCCCTTGGTGACGCTTGCGCCACGCCCTGGGCCGTCAACCTCGGTTCCCCCTGGGTGCGCCATGCTGTAGGCTCCATAGGAGATCCCAGTGGATCGCTCGAAATCCGCGTCAGCGTGGGTCGTTCCGTAGACGGATTCGTCGCGATTTGCCTTGATGTGATTGATTCCCTTCTTCGCCCACTTCGCCCGGACATCCGCTTCGGCGCGAAGCTCGTCCGCTTCGATCTGCTGGTAGTTTGCGTGCCCGGCCTTGGCGATGTAGACCAGGTTTTGGAAATATTCGCGGGTGTCGTCCAATTCAGTTGCCATCGAGTCTTTGGCGACTTTTCTGTTCGCCTCTTTGACGGCCTTTAGGCCTTCTTCGGTGGGCTGATTCGATGGAGTGACCCACTTCTTTGTGTAGTCCGTCGGGTTCTTGTCTTCCTCGCCAAACCGTTCCGCAGAACGATTCTTCCAGGAAAGCATCGCAAACCAATGCGGCGGTGGCGGAAGAGAATTGACCAAGTTGAAAAGGTGAAGAATCTGGACTTCAGTTTCCTTGACGTTGGCCCGGATCCCGGCAAGGCCTTCCCCGGAATGCGTTTTGATCAAAAGCCACTGCTGATCGATCTTGATTTGAGCCGCGTTTGCGCGCTCAAAAGCCCCAAGCACGTTCTCGGGGATCTTCATCTTCTCCACGGCGTCCTTCGCCGCTTCTCCACCCATCATGATGACGGGGGCCGTCTTCTCCCAGCCACGCCCGAGTGCTTCTGTCAAAAATGCAGCACGCTCCAGGGGATCATGCATCCCCTTTGCCTTGTCCATCACCTGCTCAAAAGCGGCCAGCGGATCCCGTGCGGTGATTCCCAGCTCGCGGAACTTCTCCGAGTTCTTCCCCAGGTTCTTCTCGAAGATCCCGAAGACGCGGCCAAGCTCTTCCGTGGTCACGCCCGTGCCGACGGCGAGGTACTGGAAGCCCCGGATCGCCTCGCCTGAGACGCCCAACGTCTGCCCGAGAAGGTTGGTCTTGTGAACCATTTCCGCTTCGGCCTCCGACGCCTTCCACAACGCCGCCGCAACTCCGACCGTGGCGATCGATGCGAGCCCCGCCGCGACGACGTAGGGGCCACCGAGCATGGCGGTAGCGGCTTTGACGGCTCCGGTGATGCCGCCCTGTCCTTCTTCAAGGACCATGAGGGATCCGCCGAAGTTCTTGTACCGGCCCTGGGAGAGTTCGTGCATGAGCACGATCAATTCCTTGCGGGAACGGCTGGTGAGCTGGACGGCTTCGGCGTTCCCTACTTCGGCTTTGGTCAGCTTGTTGATCTCGTCATGAAGCTGCGCAGCCTCTTTGATCGCTCGCCGGGTCGCTGGATCGTCCAGTGCCTCCTTGCGAAGAACCAGCGCATCGCGCTGCTCGATGATCGATGTACGGACGCGCTGGATTTCCTCGCTCCATGCGCGTTCCGCTGGCCCCATCTTGTCGATACTGACGCGGGTGTTCGCGATCTCGGATTGTGCCCGTTGTAGCCCAGGCGTGATGTCGTCTTCAAACCGCCCCTTGAGGGTTACCGTAGAGCTTTCAGCCACTTTGCGGCACTCCTTCCCCTGGCGACTTGTGGCACAAGCTGGTACAGTGGTTCACGGCCCCAAGGTAGGTTTTGATTCCTGCCATGAGCTTGGATGGCTGGTCAAGGATTCCACCCGCAACCGGAAGGATTCCCTTCTCTACAAGGATCGCGAAATCCTGGACGATCCGGAACATTGGCCCGACGTAAGCCTCTGGATCGGTTCTTCGGAAATCCTCGGTTCCAGGCATCGGCCACTCCCAGTTTTGGGGCACGAACTTCCCGTCGATGAAGACGGGCTCCGGGATCAAGCCGGAGTAGAGCCCGGCCCCGACGTAAAACCCTCGATCTCGGTTTCTGTCCATGCGGATCCGTCCACAAGGTCCAGGAAGATTTCCTCTTTCCATTCTGCCGAAAGGACCTGGGCATCCTTGGCCCATTTCCCTGAGAACGGCTTACGGAAATTCTCCCAGCCCTTCACGCAGTCGGCAAGGATGTCGAACTGCAGGTCAGGCGGGTACATCTCGACGCCGCGCCGAACATTGGCGGCGGTTGCGGCACGCTCGATGGCTTCGACTTCCTCGGCAGACTTCCCAGCGGAGTCTTTCTTCAGGTTCTCGCGAGCCCAATAGAGTTCGCGCTGATACAGGGTCTTTGCGGCCTGGAGACGGAGCGAAAGCCGCTCGGTCAGCGGGGCCAGGAGGACCACCGGAGCGCCCTCCTTGATTCCCCTGGGCTTGCCGTCGTACTCGCGCCGAACTTCCTTGGCGGCCTCCTGGAAGGCTTCGAGCTTGGTGGGATCCTTCGCCTCTTCGTCTCCCGGCCAAAGCGCCTCGATCCGTTCGGTAAGTCCAGCGGGCGCGATCCGGAACGCGGCAGGCGTCCAGCGATAGCGCACGTCGGGATCGATTCCCCAAAGCGTCTCATCCATCAGGTGAAGGCCACCGAGAAGGCGTTGGACGCCGTGCCGGTCGCCGTGCGATGGAGGGCGATTTGCGCTTCCATGCCAGCCGCCGCACCGATGGCCTTGAAGGTCAACCCCTTGTACTGCGCATCCGCGCTGGTCGTGATGACGAGACGCTTGCCCGCCGTCGATCCCAGGGTGAGCGTGGAGGCGAACGCGGTGCCCTTGGCGAACTTCTGAAGCTCGTCAGAGGTCGCACGCGGCACCACACGGAATCCCACCTTGAGCATGGGCGTAGAGTCGGCGATCAGCGCGTACCCCATCGAATTGAAGTTCGAGATGTCGGTCAGCATTTCGACCTTCTGTCCGAAGTCCAACTCGAAGGTGTCGCACTGAAACGCGAGAGCGCCGGTCGGCGTCACGAATTGCCCGAAGCGGATGCCGTTGGCAACCTCGTCCGGGTAGGTGATGCTCGACGCGGTGACCGGAGTCGCGGCGGTCGGGTAGATGGTCGCGCCGTCCGTGGACATCGCGAGTGCTCCCTCGAAGGCGTAAGAGAAGAGCATGATGTCCGCGATCTTCCCGGCCTTCAGAACCACATTTCCCTTGACGCCCGAAAGCGCGTATCGGTAGGCAATGGTCCCGTCTTCCGAGAGGATTTCCCAGCCGATGGAAAGTGTCGTCTGCGCGTTGGGATCTTCCGCGAACGTGTCGGAAGTCACGGCGACGTTGGTGTCCGTGGTCCCGCAGGCCAATAGGAAGGGCTTGTAGCTGGGCGCCATGCCTGCCGTGCCCGAAGTGAAGCACCGATGCGAGAGCTTCAGCGAGGCCGGGATCTTCCCGATGACGTGCTGAATCGGCTGGAGCGACACGCCATCGGGATTGCGCTCGATAATGTCGGGCTTGGTCTCGAAGGTGATGTCCTGCGGCTGAATCAAAACGTTCGCCGCGACGAAGAGCGAGGCGTCGGTCATGTAGGTTCCGGGGACAGTCTCGACCATCGCGAAGATGGTCTTTCTTTGCCAGTGCTGGACCATGGCTTAGCCTTCCTGTTCGTGGGTGGGTTCGGTGGCGACGGGCTCAAGCCCGAAGATTCTGACGACTTCGGCGTGAAGATCTTCACCCTGGAGCAAAGCCAGCGGTGCGAGGGCTTCCTTGGCCTGGAAGCGGGTCCCGTAGGACTCGACGTAGTTCATGACAGGAATCGGCATATCATCCCCCTCTGGTTGCGAACCAGTTGATGTTCTGAGTGGCGTCGTTTTCGATGGTCTGGACCTTGAATCGGAAGGATTGACCGGCACCGAGAAGCGAACCAATCGCGAACCCGTCGATACGCCCGATGTCCGGTTCACCCACGATGCAGGTATCGGTAATCCCGGAATTCGACAGATCCGACATGAATGCCCGCTGGAAGTCCGCGAGAAGGCACGCGGCCTCCTGGGTGGCGTCCGTCACTTGGTTCATGGGCTTGATCGCTTCGGCACGACCCGTCCATTCGTAGGTGACAAATCCTGCCACGCGATCTGCTTCAAGCTCCTGGCCTTGCTCCAGGTAGATCACGATGCGCGGATAGGGGGATCCGTTGTCGAAGCTCTTGAGGTCTACCTGGAGCCCTAGAATCTGATCGGCGGACCAGTTGTAGAAGTAGCCGCCCTGGACTGTGGCCGCTGCCATGCGGTCGCAAATGGATTTGAAGGCCCGTCCCACGCGAGAGGCGATGTACTCGACGGACGAGTTTGCGGCACCCGTGACAGTGACGACAACCGATCCACCGGACCAGTCGAAAAGCCCGTCCATCTGGCGAAGGGGCCACGTCGCCGTGATGGACGTGTCAGTCCATGTCAGGACAGCCGCTGCGCGTCCGTCTACGGTCACTGCGCCCTGAATGGTGCCGAAGCCCGTCCCAGCTATGGTGAGCGTCCCTTGCGTAACCGGAGAGATGCGGGCGGGCGTGATTCCAGAGATGCTACCCATTGAACGCCTCCTGTCCAGCGAATGCCAGCGCCCTTTCGAGGAGCGGGAAGCGGCTGCGGAACATGGAGGTTGCGCCCATGCGCGGCTTGATGGTCACGGACTTCTTGAGGACGAACAGCGCGTCGAGATGTGGCCCCATACCCTTCATCCGGCTTTTGACCAGCGGAGTCGCGAAGAATACCGGCCCACGCTTCCAGGAGATGAACCCGCCGCGCTGGATCGCCTCGGTTGGCGTGATGCGGGCTTGTCCAGTTGGAGTCTGGTTCTCCAGGGTCGGTATCCAAAGCCACTTGGCTTTGCGTGGTGTGATGGTTGCGCCGTACTCTTCAGCCCATGCGTACCCATGCGACGCGCCCTCGTAGGGATCGGCAGCGGGGCCAGAAACCCATGCGACGAGGTCAAGCCACGTCCCGCCGTCGGTCAGCGCGGAATTCCATCCGCCCGCCAAATTCCCGGTGCGCCGGTTGAGCCCCATGTCTCCGTGACGGCCTGAAAGGTTCTCGCGAATGAGGGTTGAAATGAAATCCTGTCCCCAGGTGGACATCGCGTCCTTGCGGGCCTGCCGAAACTTCTCCGGGTTCGGCCCTCCGGTTGCCGTGGCTGTCCATTCCCAGCTTATCACGACCGCACATGGGAAACACGGTAGTTTCGGATGCGATCCTTGACGCTGTCGAGGAGTTTGTACTCCCCGGCGTAGTGCGTCTCTCCCGATCCCATCTGAGTCGAGTTCCGTCCGGCAGACTTGCGGCGCTCCCATTCGTAGGCTACCTGCATCAGACAGGCATCCTCAAGGAGCGGGATGTCGTTGCAGATGGACGGCTGGGACGCGACGCCAAGGACAGCGGTCGCGCTGGTGCCGAACGGGATCACGTCGTTCTGGTAGAAGTTGCCGATGTCCGGCTGGAAGGTCAGGAGCTTGCCGACCGAGTCGTAGCTCGTCAAGATGATCGAGCGCCCATCCGTGAGTGCGTAGGTGCCTGCGACGAACGTGCCGGTCGGAGTCACCGAATAGACGGTGTTGAGCGTCTGGTAAGCCTGTCCGCCCGTGTAGGCCAGCCGGATCACCCGGTTCGGGTCACGGAACAAGTTCGGCCATGCGATCATCAGATTCAGTCGGCGTCCTTCGGGGTCGATCTCGAAATCGGAGCCCTCGAAAAGCTGAGTCTCGCCACCCGCGAAGAGTCCGAGCGGATCATAGGTCAAGCTCTGGACGCTGCGGATGAGCGGGTTGTCGGGGTAGATGGCGCGGGCGTTGACATCAAGCTGGTGTTGCTCGATGTACTGCCCGACGCCAAGATCTGCTTGGCAGAACTGTTTGATCTCCTGCGAAATTGCGCCGATCATCCTCATCAAGTCCCGCACGGGCGCTCCGGTCGCGGAGGTCGAGAAGTCGATCCGCTCCTTTGCGTGCGCTAGGGTTGTGAGGAGAATGTCGGCCATGTCCGCGCCCTAGTTTCCGAAGGCGAGGAAGTTGGTTCCGGAGACCAGCAAGTACGGAGGCGTCTGCCGAAGGGCGTAGAGCCCGACTGTTGCAGCCACCGTCTGGTTGGTGGTCGAGGTGGTCACGGAGGCCCGGACGTACCGACGCAGGCGAGCCTGTCCCTCGGAGATCCGAAACGTGCCAGCGGCAGCGGCGACGAGCTGCGCGTTTTTGGTGACACCGTTCTCCGTGTTGGCGACCACGGCGAACGTGGAATTGTCCGCGCTGTCTTGGAGCTGGATTGTGCAGGTCCCGGCGTTCACGGTGCCAATGGCGACTTCCACGAACACGTCAGCGCCGTGCTCTGTGGTCGCAGCCTGGAGGTCCAAGGAGGTGCCGTTGACGGTGGAAGCGGCCGCAATGACCTGCGGCGCGATGGACACGACCGGGAAGACGGAGTTCGCGTAGTTCTGAGATGCAACCGACATGAGATGTCCTTTCTTTCAGATGGGAAGAAGGGGGCGACGGATTGCCGCCCCCTCAGATGGATCAGCCGACCGAGGCAACCGTGGTGAGCACGTCCGGGACCTGGACGAGTTCCAGAGGGTTGCGGATCAGCACGTCGAAGTTCACATCTGCCTTCAGGAAGACCTGAGAGGTCGCAAATGCGCTGTTGTTGCCCATGCTGGCCTGATCGGAGGTCTGCATCTGCACGCCGCCGAACTCAAAGATGTGGATGTTGTCGAATTGGCCGAAGAAGATGTCTCCCACGGTGCCCGAAGCCGATCCCACAGTCTGGTTGATCTTGATGTCGGTCAGCCGGTTGTAGGTGTAGGGGGCAAGGGCCTCGGTGAGCTGCTTGTCGCTCAATAGGGTGTCGCCGGGCATGAAGGAGAACGCCTGCATTCCGATGGTGTCGCCGGAGTAGGCAGCGTTCCGTTCTTTCTTCATGTTCGCGATGACGTGCGGGTGGGTGACCATGGCGGCACCGGCAAGCCGGGCATTCAGGGTCGCGAGCACGTCTTCCAGGTTGGCGATGTCCGTCAGACGGAAGCGAGCGCCGGTAAGCGCCCCGCTGTACTTGTGGTCCGTGGTGGACAAGTACCACTTGGTGACCTTGGGGTCGTTCGCGATGCCGGTGGTCTCGCCGTTCGCGCCGACGCCGTAGAAAGCCTGATACTGCTGCTGAAGGGCGATGGTCTTCTGGAGGTCCTTCCACGCGATATCCACGTAGTAGGGAGCGGCGAACAGGAACGACTTGGAGATCGGCACAATGCCACCCGCCCGCCGAATCTTGGTCGTGACGCCTTCCCATCCCATGTCCGTCAGGCCCAACGCGGCATTTTCCGCGATGATCGAGGTTGCGGTCACGGCGGTCTTGCGGGGCAAGATCATCCCGGCGGTGCCAGCGGGGAGGACGGTCTTCTTGGCGCCGGCTGCGAAGATCACCTCGGGATTGGCGCGGAGGTATTCCACCCAATCGTTGGCGAGGACTTCGTTCGGAATGAAGATGCCGCCCGAAGCGTCGGATCCGTACTGCGCGGTCTTCTCGACCATCTGCAGGCCGATTTCCTTGGATTCTCCCGAGTAGCCCAGACCGGCGAGGCGAGCTTCGGAGACGTTCTTCAGGTCGCGAACGTCCACGCCCGCGAGCTTGGCGGCGTGCAGGGCCTTGATGGTCTCGCCGACGGCGGTGCGGACCTGCGTGGGCTCGGTGCCCAGGAGGTTGAATGCGGCCTTCTTCTGGGCGTGCTCGGTGACCTGCTTGGTGAGGTCGGCGAGCTTGGTGTCGAGTGCGGCGAGCTTTTCGGCCTGATTGTCTTGGCCTTCGAGCGCCTTCTTTGCGAAGTCGATTCCGCCCTTGATCTCGTCGAGTGCGGCTTTGATTTCCGGATCCATCGGATTCTCCTATTTGCTGTGAGTGGACTTGAGCTGTTTGGCTGCATCCACCACGCTTTGGAGTTCCGTGGCTTTCGCGTTTTCTTCGTAGGGCGGTTCCGGGTCGGCGTCCGAAGTGCTCGAATCGCCTTCGCTGGAATCGTCGCTCGGAATATACTTCCGGATCGTCTCGGCAATTGCGTCATTGTAGGTGAGAATCGCTTCGGCGTCCTCCTGGGTGAGAGGAAGGACGAGCCCGGCGGCTTCTTTGGCTTGGAGTCGGATTTGAGTTTTTTGAGAAACCTCCAACGCCTTCCGGCTCTCCTCCAACCGCTCGGTGGTGTCCTGCATCTGCTTGAGGATGGCCCCGAAGTCGGGTGCGACCGGAGGCACGGGTACGGAGATCGTCTTCGGACTGATCCGGACCATCGCCCGCTCCACCATGTCGATCAGGTATTCGCTCTCGGAGCCCTGGAGCGCAGTCATGTCGCCTTCGGTCAGGACGCGGTCATGAAATGCCTTTGCGACGGCTTCGACCTTGGCGCGGGCGTTGGCCCCGATCCCCACGCAGGAGACTTCCTTGAGGAGCGCACCCTCCCAGATGCGCCAGACCTGTTTCCCAAACTTGGCTTTGTCGGCTTCGTCCGGGTAGCGGGTCTTCGTTGGGATAGCCCCGATGGAGCAGTCCGTCAGGATGCCTGCTTGGACCATCTTGAAGCAAGCCTCGGCAAGCCCGTTCGGGGCGATGTCGGCGGGCAGGTAGAAGCAATCCACCAAGAGCTGACCATTCATCGCACCTGCATTCAGGCCACGCGCGACCATGGCTTCAACGCTGTGATTGTGGTCGGCGAACATCGCAGGATTGGAAAGCCACTCCTTCACGTCCCAGCCGTCAGCCAGGATCACGTCGTCCATGGAGTCCATCGTCTCGTCCGATGCGATGTACCGGACGAACCGCTTGCACGCATCCTCAACGGACACGCCAGAGATACCGCGTGCGCCCAAAAGCTCCTCGATCCTTGCGGGGTCGGGAGTGACGGAGAGGGCTTTGGTTCCGAGCTTCTGTTTCATGCGTTACCCCGCGACAATTACACATCTGCAGTTGATGACCTCGGAGGCATCGCCACTCGGGTCGTGAGGGCGCTGGAGCCCGTTGGAAAAGGGTTCGTCCATCTTGATCGCGCCGTCTGCTTCGGCTTGCGAGTGCGTTGGGCGCGTGTGGCTGTCGTGCATGGAGGACCACCGCTTGAGTGTGACGCCCTCAGCCTTCATGATCTTGGCCCGGTAGTCGCCCATGACCGCGCCCACTTCGGTGCGTGCGATGGTGTTGGCTCTGGCGAAAGCCTTGTCGAAGACGTGCCCTGCCTCGGTGCGAAGCGCCTGGGCAATCTGGACCGGCTGCGGCATGGGCTGGCGCGAGAGTTCGGCGGTCAGCACGGATTGGAGCTGGCGACGGACGGTGTCATCCACCTGGATCGCGTCACCCAATCGGCCAAGAGCAACGGCTCGGTGCTGTTCGGGAGGGAGGGAGAACCACGAATCAATCGCGCCAAGTTCCTTGCCCATCTGCTCTTCGGTCGCCGTCTGGACATCCCCAAAGATCGCACGCCAGCGGTTTTGAAGATCGGAGACCGCCTCGCCCTCGCTCGGGAACATCTGGTTGAAGTCGGAAGGCGACGGGAGGAATGGATCCTCGGAGGCTTTCCATTCGATCACGACAGAGATGTCTTTTGCCGCCCTGGACTCCTCGTCCATGTGCTTGCCGGTCTTCAGGAAGCTATTCAATCGCTTCAGGAAGTGTCCTTTCCACCGCTTCATCGACTTGGTGGTGGTCTGAGCAATCGGAGCCTCGAAGGGGGTCACGCACTTTTCCCATGCTTGTGCCGCGATGATGCGCCGTTGCTTGTCGCCGTGTGCCTTGAGTGCGACCAGAGCGGACTTTGCCGCGCTCTTGGGTTTGGACTTGGGCGGCTCTTCCTTCGCTGGCTCAACCTTGGCAGGCGGCTCGTCTGGAGCTTTCCCAGGAGGCGCGGGCGGCTGTTCGCTGGCTCGATCCTCCTTGCGGGCGGCTGGGTCGGCAAGCTGGAGCGTGTTCGGGATGTAGGCGGTCGTCTCGCCCCACTTCTGGGAATCAATCGGGATGCCCACGCGCCGAAATGCCTCATTGCGAGGGACGCCCGCCGCAAGCATCTTCGTCACAGTGTCGAGTCGTGTGTCCATCAGGTCCGCAAAGCTCGGGAGCGTGTACTCCAAGAAGGCCAGCCGGTACTTGAGGCCGCACCGCTCGAAGAACTGCGATTCCCATGTGCGTTCGTCGGATCGAAAGGCGGGGATCACCGTCTCGGTCAGGTAGGATGCCCGGACGGTGGCCGCGCTCGCCTTGTTGCTGCTCTCGGTGATGCCGAGGAGCAATTCAGGAACGCCAAGCGCCATGAAGACTTGCCAGCACGCTTCCCGGAACTGTTGGGCGGACACAATATCCTTGATCGACAGTGGGGCAATTGTGTTGATGTTCCACTTGCCGCCAGACAGGACGGCGGGCTTCCCTGCGTTGTAGGTGCCCCCATACTTCGACGCCCATTGCGCTTGAAAGTTGCGCCGGTCGTCGTCCTGCATATCCGCCTCGGTCGAGATCACCAAGCCGGGGCGGGCGTTGTTGTCCAGGATCGTGCTGGCGTAGTTGTCCACGCGCATCTGGGTTGTTGCGGGGTCCAGTGCGATCCCCGCCGCCGCGATCAGCTCAAAACGTCCCGACGGGTCTGGGTCCATCTTGACTACGCATTGATGGTTCTCGACGCGCAAATTATTGAGCTGGGAATTCTCCCATCCCTCAGTAGCGAACGCGGAAAGGTTCAT